CATCGGTGAATCCTTCATTTTGAAATGATTCTTTGAAATGGTTTACCGCCTCAACACCCATAATGGTTTTGATGTCATCGCCCTGAACAAACTCATCGAGTTTTTTCATTTGGCCAGTGAATTGGGTTGAGAAATCGGCTATATCCACTTTTTTAATGATAAATTATGAATGATAAATTATTTTCCTGTGTTCTTCTTACTTGAAAGATATTGTTCTAATAGTTTAGCAGCATCCAACATAACATCATTACGAACGGATTCATCGGTATTGGTGTAATATGAATTATCCTCTATGTTTACAAAACTGGCGGTTTCAGCCGGGTTGTTTTGGAATTGAGGATCGACATAATCACCATCCGGAACATCCGTTGGGTCTTTGTCGGATTGCTTTACCGAACATTGGCAATTCCAATCGCTTGGCGGCATGTGATCATCCCACCATGGATGATTGAACGGTAATATAGTACCGACGTATTTTAAGTGCGATTCGCGCTCATTGGCTGCCGTACTTTCAACGTATTCCAAATTAGGGTACAGGTGTAAGGTTTTTTCATAACCCTTCAAATTAGCCGCTATACGAGCCGAACGAACAGCTTGATTGTATTCGGTCTGTAACCATCTACCATCATATTTTTCGGATACCTGCAATGCCAGTTTTTTAAACTGACTGAATGAACGCAATTTTCCATTTTCATCGGTCAATAATGCAACTATCTCTTTTGTTTGCAGATGGTTTTTAAAGGCAGCAAAAACAGCCGTATTATTTTTAAACCTATCAACAAATTCGGAATCATCTACCGTCTTTAATGACGTGTCGATTCCAGCCTGCAACTTGTTATTTGTAACGTCAAACAGATTTTTGTTTATCAGTTCGTTGCGCTTTTCTTCGTCATCATACAACTCACGAATAGCCCGTTTTATCAGATCATTGATGTTGATGGTGTCAGATAAGTCCAACTCAGAACCCCTCCGCGCTTCGCGCTCGTCCCCTTCGGAAGGGGACATCTTAATGTTTGTGGTTATATTGTTGTTCGATTTCTCGTTCAAGTTTGCCCGGCTCCCCAGCGTCCGGGCGTTTGCGAAAAAATCAACAATCCCCCGAATGAATTTATTTTCGGTGTCAGAAAGTTTGGCGGTTGGCTTAACCCCTCCGCTACGCTTGTCCCCTTTTTTCAAGGGGTCATTTGGGGACGGTGGTGACTTTGGCGACTTGTCAGGTACAGGCGGAATATCAACCGGTGGAACATCAGTTGGTGGAACGTCCGTAGGCGAAACGGGTGCAGGTGAAGCAGCTTTTCGGGCTATAACATCTGTACCTTTTGCTTCGGGTATTCCGAACTTTTTCTGAAAATAATAAGCCGGGATTTCGATGATGTCAGATAGTGAAACTAATTCGTCAACAGTAAGGTCTTTGAGTGCTTTAGGGAAAACAAACGAACCACCATGTACTTTGAATCCACGGGCTTCGAGTATTGGTTTTACTTTTTTATTCAGAATCCGTTGTACAAAACGCATGTCCTGTTTGTTGACTTCATCTTCTACATCCTGATGTACTTCGCTCTGCGAACGACTTGAACCGTCGAGTGTAGTCATTGTATTACTCAGGACCGTTACTAACATAGCCTCTTTGAGCTCCGACATAAAGTCTTTGTAAATAGACGAATTAGTAGAACGTCCATTGTCGGCCATCTCAACGTCCGTTTCTTTCGGAACGACCATACTGGCAGCAGCACCCTGTTCTTTGAAAGCCTGCTCTAACTGTTTGCGCGCTTCCTGATCGTAGATGCTATATTTACCAATTCGCTGAGGCATTCCAAAGAGTTCGACCATTTGTGCCCAGTCGGAAATACCACCCCTCATCATGATGACGTAGGGAGCTGCACGAAGCAATAAACCGTACTTATCTTTACGGTCGAGTACTTCGACAATGTTTTGAAGTGATTCGTAAGATATGGAACCGTCGATGTCATTTTGCATGACAGCCACTGTTTTAGTAAGTGGACGTATGTGTTTGCGTGGAACGCTAAAAACCTGTAGTCCGTCGGAAAAATCTAATTGAATCAACGAAACCCGTTGAAAAATTGCCATTAGTATTTCATGTAGTAAATACTCGAAATCGTCGGTGTCGATGAGGTCGATTATTTCCTGTACTTCAGTTCCGTCGGCTAACTGGAACGTAAGATCGGAAGATGTAACCGCCCTGATGCGACGTTCTACGGCATCCCAAAGACGACCGTCGGTAAGTATTCCTTCATACAAATCATACAGCAATGTCCACCGGTCCATTTCGGCGCTTTGAAGTGCGGTTTTCCACTTACCCATATCAAGCAGTTGCCTAACTACTCTGTTTACGGATATCTGATTTATAATTATACCCTGCGGTGCTTTCTCCGTTGGAACTAAGTCTACTTTATTTTTAGCCATTATAAATTTATTTAAAACTGGTTATCTCGTTTAGGATTTGAACTAAAAGTAATAAGATCGGTTTTTTGTTCCACAGGAAGAGGTGGAAGATCGGGTATGAATTCACCCCGTTGAACTCCTTTAAGCCATGATACAGCCCGGTTATATCTATCTTCCCGAATTGTCATACTTATATTTACATTACAAATATTGATAAAATGCCATACTGCAATGTCTTTTACAAAAATGATTAGCAGTGCATTTCGTGTATCTGTATCGTTATTTGTCGGCTTTGATTTAGCAAACTCGGTGGCAATATCAAAAGCAGATAGGTAACTTTTAGTTTCGACATACGCACCGTCGATAGCAGCCTGCAACATGGTTTCATCTCCATTGCTAATAGCTTCAATAGAATCAACGCCAAGGTGGGTTGTTATTTCGTCAGGACTAATGTACATGATAGTTGATAGTTTACAGTTGATAGTTGAAAGTGATAGTTATTTTAAGTCTTTAAATCGTTTATATATAATGTCAATACCTTTCACTTCCATGTTGGTATAAGTAGGGTGTGAGTTTACGTGTCCCTGTGTGTCGTACAATTGTATTCCTACCATCTGAGAGACTTTAAGACCCGTACGAACGCCTTTGGTATGGTTGCGCCAGTATTGTATTTGTTTTCGGTTTAATGCCCTGTATTTACCTCCGATGAAATAAATATAGGTTCTCCGCCCTCCACTATTATATGATACATGAAAAGTAGATGAGGCTAATTTCTCAGCCTGTTTAATGGCTTTTTCGAAATGATATCGGTTTCCTCTCCATTTGATAATTACCGTTGCGATACGTGGAGCCAGCCACATAATAAATTTTTGTTGTGCGTTCATGTGTGTTTTGAATTTGTATTTAGTATCTGTTATTCCGTGATTTTCCGAATCCGGAAATAAGGCTTTCACCAGTTCCGGTAACGGATAATATTTTATTGTTGCAAATAAATACTCCACCTTCAATAGCATCAGGTCCATCGGCGGGGGCTTTCATGGTGGCGCTAAAAAGTTTAAATTGCTCTTTCAGGCGTTGCATGTGCGGATTATTTTCCTCTTTTATATTGAAGACTAATCTTCCGGTACGAACCAACATTTCTAATCCGCCCTCTATACGACTAAACTTATCTGGTTTTTTACGTTCGTCGGGTATTATACCAATATGTCCGCGCTCAGCACCTTTGGTGTAAAACAGTGGCATAAATACCTGTTCGAAGAAAGGACCCTGCAAGGTATTATTTTCGATGTAATTGTACACTTGTGTACGGTCTTTCACATAGTCGCGTATAAAGTAAAACCAGTCGACAAATTCATCATTAGTAACCCTATCAAGATAACCGGTGATGACATAAAACTTATTATCCAGGTATCCAATGAGCCAAAGAGCTTTTGTGGAATTCTTACGTTCTCCTGTATTATTGCTTGGACTTGGGTCGGCATAGGCAACCAGAAAACGGAATTTATTTAAAGGCGGAATATCACTAAATGTGAGTTCTTTGAAAACATCGCCCACAGAAATGGGATTATTCATGTATTCACCCTCGAATGCCATTGTACTCATGGTTGACCGAATGCGTTCAATATTTTCTTTGCTGTTCTTTTCCGGCCAAGAGCTTTCACCTTTCTTGTCGACAATATTGATAATATCAACTTTATCGGCTTTGGCACATGCACGTACTACGCAGCAATCATTTGCAATCTTATTACCCAACCAAACTACCTGAAAAGGTTTAGAAATTGACCGAGTTGGATATACGGCTTTTTCGTACCATTCCCATCGCTTATCAATTACATCTTTATTGCGTACATCTTCGTCCGTGTCAATATCCGATATAATTATTTTATCGGGTCGTACTTCCTCGTTACGGCTTCCACGTGGTGATTGTCCGGCTCCAATAGCTAAAAAAGAAACTCCCTGTGTGGTTACAAAATCGCCCGATGACCAGCTTCCCGGATTCTGTTGAACGCCATAATCATTAATGATACGTTCGTTTCTTTCCAGATTGATTTTAAAAGGTTCTAACAGGTTTTCAGCCTTATCATAACTATTTGAAATAAAAAGGATATTCCGTTTTACTCCGGTTAGCGTTTGATAAAGAGTATTCATCATTTCCACCACATCCTTAGCAAGTTCGCGCGCCCACATACGTACTTCTATCCATTCGGGATTATCAAGTTCTCGCTTCGTTGCTGCTTTGTGAAAGGATGCTGCTGGTGCATAGCAGTATTTAGGAAAATAATATCGCTTCCATTCTTCGGGATTCGATTCTAATTTGGCAACACGTTTTTTTCGCTGATCTTCACTTTCGTTTTGATCAGCTGATACTGATTCTAAGAAGTTGGAAAAATAAATATTCCAATCCTGAACAGCTTGTTTATCCATTGCCTTAGTTGCTGCCATGCTTAAATCCTTTTTAAAACATGTTTAATAAAGTCATCGAAAACACTTGCCACTATTTTCGAATTTCCGGGATTAATAGGGCGAAGCCAGTTCAGCACACGTTTACATACTTCGACTATATCGGCAATGCTTGCCTCGGTTTCCATTGATTTAATGGCATTAGTCAATTTTCCGATTGTGTCTGCTTCTTTTGAATTGGCGAAACGGCTTCCCGGCTCGCGCCCCATTATATTAGTTGTCAACTCATCGAGTTGAGCATACAACCTGTTTAGTTGAGATTCGCGGGTAATAAGCATTGATTGTTTGAGCGTTTTCCACTTGCCAACCTCTACCCACTTATTAATGGTTACAGCAGAACAGCTAACCTTTTCGGCTATTTCTTTTTGCGTTAAGCTTCCTTTTAAATAGAGTTCTTTTGCCCACTCCTTTTTTTGGTCGTTTTTTAAATCTGACATTATGTCTTTATTAATTTGAAGCAAAATAACTGCTTTTAAGGCATACGATAAAAAATACAGGACAAAATGGCAGTACTTTTTTGGTAGGTGATTTTTATAGAGTTTTTTTGCAGTGTAATTAAACAGACAGGGAAACTACTCCGATTTGATCATTTCCTAAATGGGGACAATTGGGACGGGGACGACAATTAAAAACCAATTAAACGACAATTAAAGATGGATGCAATACCATACGTAATATTAGATTCGAGTGTGCTGACAAATGGTATGCGTGTGATGGTAGATGGAGTTGACACAACCCAATTTGAAAAAAATCCGGTAATGCTATATGACCATAACGATTGGAACTTACCACTTGGACGTTGGGAAAATATCAGAAAAGAAAACGGATTGCTATTGGCAGATGCTGTATTTGATGAAGGTGATACCGATGAACAAGTAAAACGAATTATCGGAAAAGTATCACGCGGATTTTTAAAAGCATGTACGCCCGGACTTGTTGATTTGGAAGGTACAATTGATCCTATGTATGTATTGGATTGCCAAGATGGACCTACAATAACGAGTTGTCGGTTACGTGAGGTATCAATAACGCCAATAGGGAAAAACTTTAATGCACTCAAACTTTATGACAAACAGGGAAAAGAGATTGAATATAAAGAAAACCCTACATTATTACTCTCCGATTTTATTGTATCACCAAAAATAGAAACAAAAATGGACAAAATTTATTTATCAAAACTGAATCTAAGCGAAAAAGCGACAGATACGGAAATTGACACCGCAATTGGATTGCTTCTTTCAGATAAACAAAAAGCTGATGAACGCGCTACAAATGCAGAAACTGAACTTAATGCATTGAAACTTTCGGATAAAACAGCCAAGAAATCGGCTTTTGAGGCTGAACTGGATGTTGCGTTTAAAGATGGCAGATTGAGTGAAAAACCCGTAGGTGATAAACTTACACCAGTACGTGATAGTATGTTGAATTTATTCGACAAAGACCCTGAAGGAACGCACGCGATGTTGGGATCAATAGCGGTGCCTACCAAGTTGGATGGTTTGCAATTGGGAGATAAAACAACCCAACGTGAGCAGCTTGAAAAAATGAGTTTTCAGGATATTGATAAGGCCGGAAAGCAATTGCTTTTGAAAGACAGTTACCCGGACTTGTATAAGATCAAGTTTAAAGAAGCTTACGGGAAAGAACCGAAATAACCCCTCCGCTTCGCTCGAATAACCCCTCCGCGCTTCGCGCTCGTCCCCTTAGGAAGGGGACAGATGTAAGGTATAAAGTGTAAAAAAAAGAAATAAACAAATAAAATTTTTAAGGTATGAAAAAGATTGTTGCATTAATGTTTAACCTCGTTATTGGGGTAGTATTAGCTTCCGCAATGGGTGGAGGTGGAATGGTTGCACTTGGAATTGGTGGAGGTTTATCTCTCATCAAATCGGGTGGTGAAGGTCTGCATATGGCCATCCAAAAAGAAATCTGGCAAAATGATATTATCGAAGCTTTGTGGGCTGATAATGCTTTTTTGAATTTTGCATTTAATGCAGATCAATATGTGTTGGCCGGTAAAGTGGTACATATCCCACAAGCAGGGACTTCCGTATCGGCAACTACAAATCGTTCAAGTTTGCCCGCATCGGTTACTATTCGTACAGATACCGAGATTAATTATTCGCTCGATGAAATAACCACCGATCCTATTTTAATTCCGAATGCAGATACTGTGGAGTTAAGCTATGATAAACGTAATTCAGTACTTGCTGATAGCAAACAAGCTATCTCTGAAAGCGCCGCATTGAATTTATTATTTAAATGGAATCCAACAGTAGCCGGAAATATTGCACGAACTACAGGAACCGCTGTAGCAGCTCATACAGATAGTGCTACCGGAAATCGTAAAGCCTTTTGTGTAGCCGATGTGAAAGCTGCTAACAAGCAGTTCAACAAATGGAATATTCCGACAACTGATCGTTATATGATTCTTGATGCTGACATGTATGATCAATTGATGAGTGATTTATCGGCAACTCAATACAGGGACTTTTCGTCTTCTCTTGATCAGGCTAATGGTGTTGTAGGTAAATTGTATTCATTCAACATTATGCAACGGTCAAATGTAGCCCGCTATACTAATGCAACTGTTCCCGTTCCCGTATCCTGGGCAACCGCAGGTGCAGCCACTCATAATGCTGCTGCCCTTGCATGGCATAAAAACTCTGTAGAACGTGCTTTGGGTATGGTAGATTTCTTTGAAAAACTGGGAGACCCAACTTACTATGGCGATATTTATTCTGCCCTGGTTCGTGTAGGTGGCCGTATTCGTCGCTCAGATGCCAAAGGTATTCTTGCCATTGTACAAGATACAGCCGCTTAAAAATATAAACCCGTGTGTGTAAAGGGGCGGGAATGATATTAGAGACAAGGAGTACCTTGTCTCTACGGAACCGCCCCTTTTTGTTTTTAACCACGAATTATACGAATTAAAACGAATTACGCGAATAAATATGGCAAAGATAGATTCTCTTATTCCTATTGAATTTCACGTTGAAGGCGGTAAGGTTAATAATCCTAACGATAAAGGACGTGCAACAAACATGGGCGTTACGTTGGCCACATGGAAGAGCCAAGGATATGACAAGGACGGTGACGGTGATATTGATGCTGATGATTTGAATTTGATTAATCACGCTGACGTAGTGAAAATCCTATCGACGTATTGGAACCGATGGCAAGCGGATAAAATCAACAATCAAAGTATTGCCAATCTACTTGTTGACTGGGTTTGGAATTCAGGTGCATGGGGAATTAAAAAGCCACAGATTGCGCTAGGTTTGGATCCTGATGGCGTAGTTGGTCCAAAAACGATAGTTGCTATCAACAGTGGTGATCAAAGCGAAATATTCAAAAAAATATGGATAGCCCGTAAAAACTTCTTTGAAGATATTTGTAAGCGTGATCCTAGTCAGTTGGTTTTTATCAAAGGTTGGATTAATCGGTTGAACTCATTTAAATTTCAAGCATAGACCCCAAGCCCCTCCCGATAAACATCGGGATAAATGTCGGGTAATTAAATTAGTAAAGTTATGAAACAGCTTATTGACCGTTGGAAAGCAGAATCGCCTGCATTTTTTATTCAGTTGAAAAAACTGGCTTTTAAAGTCGGTGGTTCTTCAGCGGCTGTATTGGTCGCCAATTCGTCCATGGGTTTGAATTTAAACACTGTTTTATTGACTTGTTTAGGATATGTGGTTGCTGCATGTGTAGCAATTGCCGGTACCGCACAACTTACAAAGGAATAGTATGAACGTTTTAACTATCCTGACACCGTATGTTTTGTCTATTCTGTCCGTCATTGTCGGATGGTTTATAGGTAAACGAAAAAGGAACAATGATTTTATAAGCGAATTACAAGCTTCAATTGATCTTTTAAGTGAGAAGTATACCGAAACACTCAAAGAATTGATATCGGTAAAGAAGCAAAATGCAGAATTGATGATTAATCAAAATTCGATGGCGCTTGACATGAAAGAATTGAGAACTGAAAATGCCGGTTTGAAAAGGGAAATAGAAGACCTTACGACTAAACTTCAAGATGTGAAAATTATAACACGGCAAGCAAAGTGACGGGGGACAATTAAGACAATCGGGACAATCGGAAGATTGGTACAATTAAATTTTAAATGATGAAAAGACTAATTATAATCACTCTTATTGCTGTTTTGGCATTCGGTTGCAGAACTACTAAATCGGTGTTTAAAGAGCATTTAAAAACGGATTTGACAATACACGTTGATTCTACTGCTTCGTTGAGTGTAACTCAGCATGCTGTTATTGATTCGAATGTTGTTGATCATTCTATTTTGACCGACAACAGTACGGAAGTGATTACTCAGATAAACTATGCTCTTCCAGATTCGACAGGTAAACAAGTTGTCTTATCAAAAATTGTAACGGAGCGTACCCGCGGACTGGCTTCACAAAAGAACGTGAATACAACTGTAAATACTACGAATACGACAGATAATAAGCAGCATGTAACACTTGGTAAAGAATCCAAGCAAATAACAGAATCAAAAGTAAAAACAACAACTAAAACCAGCTGGTCAATACCGTGGTGGGTTTATTTAATTTCAGCCGCAGGTATCTGTTTCCTTATTTTTCGATTTGACTTACTTACGAAAATTTATTCGCTGATTAAACGACTTTTAAAAATTTGATTATTAAGACAACGCATGCGTTGTCTCTACAAATCAACAAACAAATAAATCAACAAAACAAACAAACAAAATTATGGCAGAAAGAGTATTAACAACGCTACGTGTGGCTAAAATTGAATTTGCGCCACCAATTGCTACCGCTGACGGCATTGCTTCCGCTGTGTGGGCAGAACAACCATTGACACTTCGTGATGATGCTGTGGAAATTGTAGAAGGTGATCCTACAGCTGTGGAAACCTATTCACATGAAAATGATTCTCCGGAAGATTATCAATTGACCGGAGTAGGTTTGACTGCTCAGGGTTCATTTATCAATGCCACATTTGTACAAATGGCAGCTATTATGGGCGGAATTGTAACGGGTACCGGAGATGCAAAAATGTACGAACATTCTTCGACGAAAACTATGCTTCACACAGCAATTCGCTACACACTTAAAAATGGTGGTTACTTTATTATCCCAAATGCTAAAGGAAGTGTTCAGTTGAATGCTAATGTTGGTAAGGATGGTAAGATGAAACACCCATTCAAATTCCGTGTATTGGCTCAACCAGATTGGGATGCTGATTTCATTATTATGTAATCATGGAAATTGATAAACGATTAGCAGCCGCTAATTTGTTACTAGAACGGGGCGTGCGGTTTAATATAACGGATGCCCCGTTTTATTTTCGGTTTATCGGACTGAAAACTATTATAATTCGTCCTCTTTATCCTGGTACCATTATGGAACTATCGCGGGTAATACTAGAGGATGGACTGGAAAAAATAGATTCGGAAAAAGCTGTTGAAAAGATGGAATCTGTTTGCCGGGTAATAGCAATAGCTATGCTGAATGACCGAAATAAAATTAAGCGCACGGAAAGACTTACACACACCCTGATGGATAAAGTGCCACTGGCAACATTGATACGCATATTTCTGCATATCGCAGACATTAACGGTGTGATGGATTTTACACTTATTACCAGCTACTTCAGCGGTCTGATGAATCAGATGATGACGGTGAAGAATCTGGGTCAGATAGAGGGGAGTTAACAGGCTACATGGATGGTCTCCATAGCCCCTTTGGAATATTAGGACAATTGAAAGAAAAACGCGGACTTACACACGAACAAATTATGTGGAGTCAGCCCTGGGCGATGCTCCTATTGGAGATGGCCGACGAACCACGCTACATGAAAGGAAGACGTCCAGCACCGGTGGTGGACAATGCAGATGATTTGAGAAAAGTATTGGGAAAAAGATAACCCCTCCGCTACGCTCGTCCCCTTGGTAAGGGGACAATATTACACGAATTAAAACTAATTACACGAATTATGGAACCTGTAGAAATTGACATACAAATGAAGCAAAATGTCACCGAGGAAAGCAAAAAAGCTACCGACGGGATTAATGACATAAGTGCGGCCACAGACAAAACGAATGCGGCTATGGGTAGTATTGTTAATTCAGGTAAGCAAGCCGTGGCAGCGGCTAAAGAAGCCGTACAGGAGCAGGTGAATGTAGTTAAGCAAATTGAAGCGGACATAAAAAATATTGAAAGTCAACTAGGAAAGGCCGCTCCCGGTAATGCTAAGAGTGCGATGGTTCAGGAGTTGAATTCTGCTAAGCAGGCATTAGCTGAAGAAAAGGCAGCACTTGGGGAATATTCAGCTAAAGTAGATGAGGCTGCCAGTTCGAACGTCAGACTCCGTACACAAGTGATGAATGCCAAGCAAACACTTGATGAAATGGCACAGGCCGGATTGCGTGGCACTGATGCTTATAAAGCTCAACAAACTGCATTAGGAGATTTAACTGCCCGTATGAATGCAGCCAATAAGCAAGCAAAAGTATTGGGAGACCCACAAGGTGGATTGCATGCAGTTACACAAACGGTAACCGGAATGTCGGGGGCATTCACAGCCTCGGTGGGTGTTATGTCGTTGTTTGCCGGAAAAAATGAAGACCTCCAGCGCATACAAATGCGATTACAGGCTGTAATGGCCATCACCATTGGACTAACACAAACAGCAGAGATGCTGAATAAAAACAGCTATTTCACGCTAAAAATTCTTATACCTGCTAAGGAAATGCTAGCGGCTGCTGAATTGAAAGTAGCAGGTGCAATGGGAATTTCTACAGTTTCCGCTCAAATACTGATGGGTACATTGACCCTTGGTTTGACGGCAGCTATTGCCGGGGCTATTTATGTATTCAATAAGCTAAGTGATGCATCGGCTGAAAATGCTAAGAAAATGAACTTGGCTAATGATTTACGAAAGGAAGCCAATAAAGATGCATCGGCCGAGATGTCTAAGATAAAGGTTTTACAAGCTGTAGTGGAAAGTGAGACGGCTAGTTATGAAGAAAAAAGTAAAGCAATTAAGAAGCTAAAAGATACAGTTCCCGGCTATATTGCTCAATTAGACTCTACAGGTAGATTGGTTCGTGAAAATACGAAGGCAATTGATGATTATGTAGTGGCTTTGAACAAAAAAGCAATGGCAGAGGCTGCACAAAAAGAGTTGGAGAAAGTTTTCAATCAGCAACTTGATATTGAACTTGAAAAACAAAAACTTCAAACAGAACGGGCTAAATGGGTAGTGAAAAAAGATACTCGAACAGAACGTGCCGGACAAATTTCTCCGGGTATGATTCAAAAGACGGAAGCAGATGTAGCTCCTACTATGATATCAAAAATTGACAGTCAGATTAAAGAATTGGATGATAAGAAAAATAAATTACAATCTACAGTTAATAGTATTGATAAAATAATAGGGGATAATGCTGCCGGATTATTTATGGACGATAAGGCTCCTAAGGTAAAAAAAGAAAAGGCTACCAAAGAGCAATATAATGCTGCTGAAGAACTTCAAAAACTATTGCTTGATATCAACGATAAGACCTCAACCCTGCTGATAAAACAACAAGAAGATGGCTTGCAAAAACGTCTGGATGAAATAGATCACGAAAAAGAAGCTGAAGTACGAAAAATAACTGAAAAGGAAACAGCTATAATCGAAGCATATAACCGGAATCACCGTACAGATAAAGGTTTTAAACCTTTGTCGACGAAACCGGAAGATTTGCAGAGTTCTTTAAAATCTGTTGATCCGACAGATACTAAGGCTATCAATCAGGCAATGCTTGATTTAGATAAATCTTACCAGTCGAAACGAATAGAAGCAACCGAACAATGGGGACAAAAGATGTTGGACCTTGCCGGGGAACTTGCTGATAAACGAGTGAAAATTGAAGATGAATGGAATAAAAAGATTAATCAAATAGATACACAGGCTCAGTTTTTAGACTCTAAGGCATCCACCGAAACTGATCCAGCATTAAAGAAAAAATATGAAGACCAGGCCGCCTATTTGCGTGCCGGAGAGGAAGCCGATAAGACCGAAAGGAATAAACGTGTAAGTGAGGTTACACTCAGCTATATTAAAGAAACTGAAGCTTACAAGCTTGCTACCGATCAGCAATTAAACTTAGGTAAGAAACTGAATGATGATCTGGTAAAACAAATAAAAGAACGTGTAAATGCAGAGGTTGAAGCTGGTAAGTTGACTAAAGATGACGCCAATAAAATACTGGAAGCTGTAGATAAATCGCAAGCAAAAAAGGTGAGTGGTTCGCTCAGTGATCTGATCGACTCCTATTCTAAATTACAGAAAGCTAAAGAGTCACTTTCTACAGCTCAAAAGAACGGTGATGCTGATGGTGTAATTAAGGCAACACAAGATGTAAATAATTATACAAAAGCTGTTGAGACCAGTTTCCAGAAGGTTCAGAAAGCATTTTCGCAAGCAAGTTTCTTTGCTAATGAAGCTGTGGGATTGCTCAATGCTATATCAACAAAGGATGGTGATGCAGCCAGTTCGGCCGCTAAAAGTATAACTGCTGTTATGAATATTGCCTCATCAACGATGCAAGGATATGAACAGGGTGGACCAATCGGCGCTGTAGCTGCATTTGCTACCTCTACACTGACACAGATATTCAGTGCCGAGAAAGTACATCGGGAAGCATTGGAAGCGCTGGCTAAAGCTAAACTGGCAACACAAAAAGAATACAACGATTTGCTTATGAAGCAAAACGACTTGCTTAAAGCCGCTGAAGGTATTTTTGGTACTGATTCCTATGCTCAGGCTAATGTATATGCCAATCAGATGGCTAGCTATAGCACTGCAAAACAAAATGCCGTAGCTGGATTATCGACAGCTACCGTGCAAACAGGTAGTCATAAAACAGGGTTGTTTGGATGGGGAGGTGAAAAAGCCGATTATTCCAATTTATTGAGTCAATATCCGCAGCTTATTGATGCTCAGGGAAACCTGAATCAAGAATTAGCACAATCTATATTGGATAATCAGAAATTGGATGATACCAGTAAAGCTGCTTTGCAATCGGCATTGGATTATACAAAAGATTATGAAGATGCCCTTTCTAATCTTCAAAGTTATCTGAATAGTATTTTCGGGTCACTGGGTAAAGACCTTATGACTTCTATTGTAGATAATCTGAATGATTCGAAGGCTGCTATTGATGAATTCAAAGACTATGTGGGTGATGCAATAAAAACAATGATATCGGACATCGCAAAATCTATATTCTTTACCGATCAGCTGAATGCTTTACAGTCGAAAATAACAGATATTTATACGGATACTACTCTAACCGCAAAACAAAAAGAGGCTGATATTAATGCAACGATGAGCAATTTTGTAAACGGATTAGACGTGACAGGAGCGCAGAAATTTATTACAGATGCTTACTCGGCTTGGCAAGCGGCAACCGGTCAGGATTTGACGGCTAGTACTACCCGAACCGGAACAACAAAGGGTATTGCTACAGCTTCACAAGATTCAATTGATGAATTGAGTGGTGGTGTATATGCATTACGTACCAGTGTGGCCGATATTCGGAATTTTGCAAAAATACAAGCTGATTCCGCTAAGGAACAACTTGCCATAAACCAGACAATGACTGATCAACTTTCTCAATTGATTGACAATACATCTTATTGTAAATTACTGGATAATATCAATAAAAAGTTTGATGATTTGGTGTTGAAAGGGATAAAGATATATACGTAGTTGGTAGTCGTAAGTGGGTAGTAGGTAGTAAAGAAAGGAAAAAATAAATGGCTGGAAGTTGTATAATAAATAATATTGATATATCCACATTAGGGATGTTTGTTCTCAAAGGTGGCGATTCTGATCTGCTTACTTTCCCCGATCGGAAAGAGCCAAAAAATAATGATTGGTTTGAATATGATGGTTTGGATGTCGATTTGTCTGAAATCTATTTTAATGCTAAAAAAGTAACGATTAAATGCTATTTAAATGCTGCTACAACGCATGATTTTTTGACAAACTTGAATGCATTTAAAGCATTGATTACGTCTTCTGAAAATAAGTCTATTTATTTACGTGAGTTCAATAAGACATTTTTGCTTCGTTATGTTTCTTGTCAGCAATTCACTTTTAAAGGCGGTTTGATTAAAACGCCACCTAAGTCGGCAGAGATAGATGTTCAATTTTCGGATGATACGCCACTGCTTATGTTTGACAGAACCATAACAGCTCCGATATCGACGAAAATAATGCCTACGTATGTATATTTAAATGATATTGAGTTGAAAAATTTCGGTGTTATTGTAAAAAATATATATGATTCAGCATTGCAGTTTTCTGATTCAAAAGAAGGTCTTATAATCACTCAGGAACGGAATAGCGGACAGGTTGTTTATCCAAGTTCAAAACTGAAATCGAAAAAGATAACAATTGAATGTGCCATGTTGGCAGACACACGGGATGAGTTTTATACTAACTATTATGCATTGTTTAATCAGCTAACCATATTACAGGCTTTACAGCTTCGGTTGGCAGATGGAACTACACGGAATTGCTATTATTCAAGTATGACAAATTTTTCAAAGATTAAACCCTTTTCAAGCGGTATACACATTCAATTCACTCTCAATTTAGTTGATATATTATGATCATATACGATAAAGATGGAAATCAAATAGTAGATGTGCTTACCTATGATAAAAGTTACCGGTACAAAGCTATTATGGGTGAAAATACACTTACATTGTATTTTTCGTCTCCTACTTTCTATGAGATAGCTGAAGGCGCTTATATTGATTTCAAAGAAGAGCGATATTTTTTATTAAAGCCTGAAAATTTTACACAGCACCATAGCCAAAATTTTGAATATACGCTTTTGCTGGATTCGTATCAGAGTCTAACAAAATATGTTAAGTTCAAATATTTCACGATGGCCGACGGAGTAGTAAACAGTGCTTATGAACTAAAGTTCTCGCTTACATTTACACCAACACAATTTGCACAATTGTTGGTTGATAACATGAATATAGCTGATTCAGCAGGTGGATGGACCGTGGGAACCTGTATAACTGCTGATCCGATTGTATTGGACTTTAATCACGATTATTGTTTTGATGTATTGGCTAAGTTGGTTGCTTCAGATGCTTTTGATACGGAATGGGAAATAACGAATAAGACGATTAATATCGGAAAGGTAGAAAAATTGAAAGATACTCCACTACCACTTAAATATGGATATAACTGTGGACTTATACCCGGTACATCACGCGTTAATTTAAGTACTTCGAATGCTATTACCCGATTATTTATTGAGGGATCGGATAAAAATATTGATGAAAGCACCTATGGTAGTTCGACGCTTAGAATGCCAAAGAATACAACTATTGTTTATGAAGGTATAAGCTATAAAACTGATGCTACAGGTACGTATATTGAACGCGTAACGCCTACCGGAAGACTGGTTGAGGACAGTTTGGATGTCACAAAAATATACCCAAAACGGATCGGTACGGTTAGCCAAGTGAATACAGTGAACGCCACAACTAATCTGTATGATATTATTGATTCATCTATTCCGGATGAATTGGATTTTTCGAAACAGGTAATTGCCGGGGAAACAATGACTATCATTTTTCAGACCGGGCAATTAGCGGGTAAAGAATTTAATGTTGCCTATTATTCAACCACTAAACGATTTGAAATAGTACCAACATCGGATAATGGAAACTATTATCCATCGGGTTCACTTATTCCAGAAGTAGGAGACAAATATGCTGCTTTTCATATTGGTTTACCAACTACATACACCACAACTGCCGAAACGGATGTATTGAATGCAGCTGTGAAATATCTGTATGAAAATGAAACGCAAAAATACACCTATACCTGTACACTAGATGAAATATATGCAAAACGTAATTGGTTGACAATTGGAGGTTTTTTAGATTGTGGTTACTTTGTGGCATTATCATCTGACCAGTTTTTAATTGATCCCGTAAACATTCGTATAACGGCAGTTAAAGAGTATTTAAACAAGCCTAAACAGCCGGAAATAACGCTATCGAATGAAGTAACCGGAACAACATTAAGTACTACGCTGAATAAGATTCCGACTCAAGAGCAGGCAACGGATAGAAAGGATGATGAAACGGTCCGTTTTGCCCGCCGGCAGTTTGCTGATGTGAAGCAAACAACAGAAATGCTTCAAAGTTCTCTTTTGAATTTCAGTAGCTCTATTTCACCATTGACGGTCGAAACAATGCAGTTGATTGCCGGTGATGAAACGCTGCAATTCGAATTTGTCAATGATTCTGATTCAACAGTCGGAATTCCTCACTCAGAGCAGTATGATAAAGTGGCAAAACAGTTCAGTTCTGAAGCTGGTGTATTACAACATAAAACGCTTGGCATTACGAATATTTCAAGTTCACATACGGCCAGTGAGTATAAATGCTGGAATATGGCATCTTATATATCGCCTGTATTGACTGATTCAGCAAAATCATATTACTTATATGCACGGGTCAGTAAAACAGATAACACTGGTGTATTTCTGCTTAGTGAAACAGCTATTGCGTTAGAAGGTGTAGGCGGTTATTACCATCTTCTTGTGGGTATTCTCAATTCTGAAATTGACGGAGATCGAAGTTACTCTCAAATGTATGGTTTTACTGAGGTTTTACCCGGAAGAATTACGACGAATAAGATTGTGTCAAGTAATGGGCAAACCTATTTTGATCTGCTGAATAACAAGATAAAAGGCTATATAGAATTCATGGACGGTCTTATTGCCGGCATGATTAAGTTGTCAAGCAATGGTGTCGTAACGGCAGGTTTGCAAGGCGATTCGGCTGTAAATGTTGGTGCATGGTTTGGGGGAACGGATGAAGAGGCACTGACTAATATCGCAAAAATAATTTTAAATAAAGATGGTTCATTCCAATTCGGGGGCGGAAGTTTCCGGGGGGATGCCGCTGGGAATATAATCACGGACATGGGTTTTGAGGCAACAGAAGGTCATGTTGGCGGGTTTTCTATTTTTGAGAATGCCATTATGAATGATACCGTTGAGTTTGCTGACGAAGAGGTTGAAACTTTGAATGAATTATTTAATCCTGTAACCAATAAAATATCAAAATCGGCAACGTGGAGTGCGTCTAGCAAGCCAAATGCAATGGCGTATACTCAGGGCCTTACATTAGATAAATCCGGAAGTATAGCATTTGCAGTTAGTGCAAGTGCAGGGGATACGGCTTCGCATGGTGCAATGACACTGAGGATACTTATATCCAACTCTACTAATGACGTAGTATTTAGCCGATACATTACAGCTCCTGATAATGGAGTGATTGCTCGTACTGTTTATTCTGTTATGCTACCATCCGGAACTTATAATATACAAGCTATAGGTACACAGTATTCTGGTGTATTTATAACGGTTAATATAGATAGTGACATTGTGGACGGAACATATATAAGTGCTATACCCTCTACGAATAGAACTAAGATTGGTAATGATGGACTATTTTCATTTTGGAATATATCAAGATATTTGTATTATCAAGCAAATCGTGGATTGAGACAGAAAGGTCCCTCTGCATTTTTAAACAGTTCATGTGATGCAGTTATTTCTGATACTAATACAGAACCTATAATTAGTAATATAAATCAATATAGTTCATTTATTCTTAGTCAAAATGTAAATGACAGCTCAAATAGAGCAATTCATTTACCGTCACCATCTGATATGGAAGATGATGTTTCCGATTTTGTTATGCGTATAATTGTAAAATATACAAATGGAGGACAAATTTGGATAGATTCTAAAACCGGAGCAGCATTATATGACTGGAATGGAGATGTAAAAACAAGAATTAAAATGGCTATTGGTGATTCCGTCGAATTACATGCAATAGCTGAATCAAATGGATTTAAATATTTTATAACTCGGGTAACCGGTGCAGAAATAGACTAATATGGGACTATTATTTTACAGTGGCAAAGGAATACAGGATATTCGAAAAATATCGGGCGACAGCTATTCGGGGTCGGTAGATACTTATATGATCTACTACACTGATAACTCCGCATCCACTTACTCGGTGCGAAATGGAGCCAATGGCTATTCTGCACGTATCGGTGATAACGGTAACTGGTGGGTTAACGATGAAGACCTTGGTGTGTCAGCTACCCATCCCGATTTGACAGGATATTCAACTAAGGCGCAAGCCGATCTTTTATACAAACCGATCGGATACGAACCGGACTTGTCGGCTTATTATACAAAGTCGCAAAATGATGTATTGTACCTAGGCATTAACGCGCAAGCTTCTGACTCTGCTAAGTTTGGCGGACAGCTTCCGTCATACTATCAGCCTGCCGGAAACTATGAAGCTCAGTTGACATTTTCAACAGGTTTGAATCGGGTGGGCAATACCATTTACAATACGGTTTCTCAGTATACGGATGCGATGGCTGATGCGCGGGTTGCTGCCGGAATAGCCGGAAAACAAACGCAATTGAACGGTAACGGGCTTGTGAGAATGTCCGGCACTACTGTTACCTATGATTATAGCAATTATCTTACTAGCATAACATATTCTCAGATTATTACTGCACTTAGCTACACGCCATATAATGCGGGAAATCCTGCCGGATACATTACGGCGGCTTCTATACCTGCATCACTTCCGGCAAGTGATGTCTACGCGTGGGCTAAAGCTTCGAGTAAACCATCTTATTCGTGGTCGGAAATAGGAAGTAAACCTACGACTGTGGGTGGTTATGGTATTACTGATATGAGTAGCCAGTCAGTGAACTATGCAAATAATGCAGGTAATGCAACAGGACTGTCTCATTATCCTTCAAGAGGTGATTCTGCTTGGTACAATGTAGTTTGGGCTTCTGGATCACCTTCTCCTATGTATTCCTGTGACGCTATACAAATTCAATCATCCACGGGCACTTTAAAGGCTACAACTTTTCAAGGCGCTGGAACTGGATTAACTGGACTTGCAAATAGTTTAAGTGTATACGGTTCAACCTACAGTTCATATACAGAATATGTAGGTAACGATTCAGCATATATGCGTTTTCATTGGTCGGGGCAGGGTGGGCAACCTACATGGTTATGGGGCTCTGGTGACGCATCAAATATGTATGTCTACAACCCGTCAAATTTTAGTGTGAACTATGCTAATACTGCTGGTCATGCAAATGATGCCGTAACAAAGCAGGATGGTTCAAGATATACAACAGACTTCAACTCTATTTTGACATCAGGATTTTATAACGCAGAATCGACTCCATCAAATTGTCCATCACCATACGGACAATTGATAGTTGCAAAAGGTATAGATACAGGAATGCAAATATATGGTGGATACGCTAATGACAATCTATGGTTCAGAGGTTGGGGGGGAAGTGGAAGTACTTTTTATTCATGGAGAAAAGTTTGGCATGATGGTAACTTCACCCCGTCAAATTACTCGCTTACATCACATACACACGACTACGCAACACACCGCGGTGAAGGAACTAACTATGTAGACTATTCGCGCTATGTTTACAACAACGGTGCGTACTCAGGTAGTGGATGGGTTGAACCTTCGGATTTGGGGGTTCGGTATGCTTCCTCTGCCAACTATGCAACTAGCGCAGGAAACGCTTCGACTGTTGGCGGATACACAGCGGCTCAATTGCTGGCTAATGGTAGCAATTGGGATAGGGCACACTCATTTGGGAATCCAGGATACCAGTGGTTTCCGAATGGTTTTATTATCCAGTGGGGATGGGTGATAGTTGCAAGTGGTGGTACAGCATCAATAACATTCCCTAAACAAGGATTCACAACAGTTGCGAACATTTACTCTTACACAGTAACATCAGTTACTGCATCTGGGAACCCGGGAGGAGCTAATAACAACCAAATATTCAACTCAACTGTATCAGGGTTCTCTGTATACAATGGTAGTGGACAATCTACAACAATGTCATGGCGGATTGAGGGTTACATAGCGTAATAAATATAAATAATTAAACAAAACAATCATGGAAATTAAAGAAAAATCTCGACAAATGAGTATCATCGCAAGTACAAGCAATGGTGACACCAATTATGATCTGAATTACAATGTTCAGGGAAGTAAACTAACGTCTCTAAATGGGACAGTGACAAAAACAGTTCAACCATCAGATGGAGACGTAACCCCAGCTAATAACGTGCAGCTAGGAAGCTTTAGCGTCGGAATTTCTGTAGATACGCCTACTATAAATTTGAACTTGAACGCTAATTGCGCTATAGCCGACAAACAGGCTGTCTTAGCTGATATTTACACAATTCTCGACGAATTGACAACCAGTACTAACGCTTAAAAATAACTGTATGATACTAGGACTTATTAAAGCTAAATTGCAGGACGTAAATCATTTATTAGATTACTTCAAGGAAAATAAAATCAAGAACACCCCATTATTCATGGTGTTGTTTGATAACCTTGAAGTTTTAGCGGCTGCCAATAAAATTATCGATAAAGCAATATCTCCCGAACTCAGTGAACTAGATAAGAAAGTATTTGATCTAATAATTGCCTACAAGGAGAACAAAGATAACAAACCTATCGAGGGTGATATGTTCCAATTCGGGTTATCTCTGTTGACCGACGAAGAGCAGGAGAAGCGGAAAGCACTATTCAAAGAATATGAAGCGGATATGCTCATTGATCGTGACATCGATCTTATTCCAATTGGCCGGGTGATGCTTAATGGTGTTGATTTGGAGGTTGACGAATATAATCAGATTCGTTTTTTCTTTGACCCAGATAACTGGGAGAAAAAGAAAGAATCGGTTGAGCCTAAGAAGAAAAGGAAGTAATATAAATAGCATTTAAATACTAATTAAAACGGCATCATGTGAGTGATGCCGTTTGTGTTTCTACTATGTGCGTGTGTCTCTTTTTTACACAAGTTGTTTTATAGATTTTGCACAAGTTGTTTTTTCGATTATAGCTTTCTCATATACGAATAATTTGTTTTTTAAGGTTACAAGAAACTTGCATGATTTTCTATTCCGCTAGCGAATCTTAGCTCATAAGAGTTTCTTGTTGATTTTTATTTCTTTTTCAAAAGTACACATAGAATTGAATGTAAAGGCTTTTGAAAACTATTTTGATTAATTTGTGTCCTATTTATGGCAGGTTTGTATCTTATTTGAAAAATAAAATAGCTCTACTTTTGGCAACATAAAATAGTCGGAAGTTTAATTAAAAAATAATATGCCTATGCAGTAATTCATTTATTATATCAAAAAGATAGTTTATAAAATACACTTTTCTGTTTTAGTATCAAACTAAAAACACACAAATCTTAAATTAAAAATCAATGAAAAAAACTAATAAAAATTAGAGACATTACGAGAATCATTCCCTCAAAGACAATTTAATAATTGTTTTCTCTTGTACTAATCAGTACGGCTGTAATCTATTAGAATACAGTATACTCGCAAAAAAATAAATTGAACAGTTAGCGATGCCAATACCGACGCAAGTCTGGTTGATGTTAGTTTTATTAAAGGAATTTCGAAAGGAATTGCTACGTACTTAAAATGTTAATTTTAGTATTAATGTGGTTAAACTCATGAATCTGGTATTTAATTATTGTGTTGAGGACAATGCGGCATTCTGTCCAGCGTCAGACATTCTATTAATGTAAGCTAATATCAATGTAAATTAATACGAACATCGATAAAAAATTACAAAACAGTAACTTATTCTAAATTAGCTTATGTGTGCATTTAATTCGTTCATCTTTTGCGATAAACAATCTTTTTTATTTACTATTTAAAATCAATTCATGTATGAAAAAACACTTTTGGCTATTCTTTTTAGCTATTTTTTTAATTTTCTTGGCAAGCTGTTCTGACAATAGTTCAGAAAAAGGTAAGCCTTACGATCCAAATCTCCCTGTTGAAGCAACGACATTTTTGCCAGACTCAGGTGGTATCCGGTCAAAATTTGTAGTGAAAGGATCTAATTTTGGTACTGATATATCTAAAATACAAGTACTTTTCAACGGAAAAAATAAAGCAACAGTTATATCTTCAACTGGCGATATGATATATTGCCTTGTTCCAAGGCAAGTTGGTGGACATAATAAAGTCTCTGTTTTAATAGATGGACGAGACACTGTTAAAGTGGCAAACAAAACATTTGCTTATACAGTTGCTCAGTCTTTATCTTTAATTTCTGGGCATGACCATGATGGTAGATTGCTAGATGGGAACTTAATTAATGCAAGGTTCAATCATATCACTGGCATTGGTGCACTACCATCTAATAATATTATTGTTTTTAGTCAGACGAATAGCGAAGTCCGTTTGGTTAGTATCAACGATAATAAAGTTGTAACTCTATCCACTTCAATCGCTGCTGGCAAACCAGCTATAACAAAAGATGGAACAATTGTTTATGCTATAACAAAAGGGCTTCCTCATAAAATATACAGCTTTGAACAGAAAAATCTTTGGGCTCCAAAACGGATGGC